ATATAAGGAGGATTCAAAATGAAATGTGCATCATGTGTAAATATCTCGATTTGCAGCGATATGAAAGAGAAATCAACCGATGACTGCGAATATTATCAAATCGGATATGACAAAAACAAAAAGCCCGAAAAGGTCAGGAAAAAGCCGAAAAAACCAATTGAAAAGAAAATGACAATCAATGAAATCGTTTCAAAATGCAGGACACTCGGCATAAGCTATGGGCAGTTTCAGGCTTTGCGAAAGGAGCAGGAAAAATGAATCAGAGACAGAAAATGAAAAGACTTAAAAGAGAAAAGCAGTTCTATGTGCTTGCGTTCCGACTGGCTTGCATGGAAATTGAAAGGCTTTCGGATATGCTTGCAGTACGTCAGAACGTCACACCCATTGAGATTGATAAGAAATTCGGGATTATTGATTCTGACGGGAACATAATAAGAGAGCCGCAAAAGGAGTGATGATGATTGAAGTATCTTCTCAATATGGCAGAGGTAGAAAGGCGAATGACTGCAAAAGACATAAAGAGTATCAGTCAGCTTATGCGTGAAAGCGGTCTGAAACCGACTTCCTTCTTCAGCAAACAGTCAAAACATAATAACAGACCCGTAGTCAATCTGCATCAGGTTTATGTGATTTCCAGACGGCTTGACTGTAAGATAGAAGATATATTGATTGTGGAAACAATATAAAGTTGTTTCCTTTTGGCAATTGTTTTTTATTCAAAAGCGTGATACAATAAGGACAAGTAAAAAACTTGTCCTTTATTTTTTTATGATATATACAGCGATACAGTTGAAGCAGCTCATCAGGACGGGCGACATAAAAGACTTCTACAATTCAAGGGAATGGCGCAGGCTCTCACATTCGGTCATCAAAGAGTATCACGGCGAATGTTACAGGTGCAGGCAGAACAAGCGGTATACAAAGGCGGTTCTGGTGCATCATGTCAAGCCATTGAAAGACTTTCCCGAACTTGCATATTCACGGACTTTCAACGGCAGTATACAGCTTATGCCTTTATGTCACGACTGTCACGAACGGGAGCATAAAAGAGGAATATATGCCGAAAGTCAGGGCTTTACAACTCCCGAACGGTGGTGATACCCCCAGTTCAAAAAAACGGTTTTTTCCGGCAGATCGTACACCGAGCGAATACTTTCGTCAGAAGAGATTTTCTCGCACATGAGGTTTTTAATAAAAAATCATAAGGCTCAAAGGCGCAAATTTGACGATTTTAAATAGGGGTGAGAACATGGACGTTAAAAAAGTTATCGAAAAGGCTGAGGCTCTGAGAGAATCCTTTGTCAGTCAGCTTGAAAGGCATGGTGCAGATATTGACCTTTTTGTGTATCTGATTGACGACTATATCTCACTTTTTGAAATTTCCGAAAACCTTAAAGCCGATATTGCCGAACAGGGCGAAATCCTGAAAGAAAAAAATTCCGCAGGCTGTGAAGTCAGGAAAATTAACCCTGCAATAAAGGAACTGCGTGACACAAACAAGTCAATGTTAGCTATCCTGAAACAGCTTGATTTGTCTATAAGTAATGTTATTCTGGAGGACGATGATGAACTTTAAATTTAATTCGGAATGCGGAATTATGGATAGAGGTGGAATTTTATGAATTTTATAAGGCGCAAAGATACGCTTATTAATCTTGACAAAGTTATTTTTATCCATTTGATTCAGTGCGAGGTCGATGCTGATATTGAATTTGTGTATGAAATTGATAATTACGGCAACCCCACAAAAACAGCATTTATTCATTACGATAATTTGCAGGCGGCAAAGGAAGCATTTGAAAATTTACATGACTTCATTAAGTTTAGTGATTTAAATTTAGGTTCGGTAAGGTGATGAAATGAAAAATAAAAGTAAACTGCCGTGAAATCACGGATTATATAAATCTTGTGCGTTCGGGGAAATATGCCTGCTGCAAGGAACAGTTTCAGCTTTGCGATTTCATTGAGAATGTTTTCCGCACGGAAAAGCTTGTTGTCAATCAGAATCAGCTTGAAAAGTATCTTTCGTATCAGAAATATTTTCCATTTGAATTGTTTGAATGGGAAAAATTCTGTTTTGCGCTCCATAACTCCGTATACCGTGAGAACGGGACTTTAAGATTTCCGATTTTATTTATATATGTCGGTCGTGGAGCAGGCAAAAACGGCTATCTTTCGTTTGAGGACTTCTGCCTTCTGACACCGACAAACGGTGTAAAGAACTACGATATTGACATCTTTGCAACTGCCGAAAAACAGGCTAAAACTTCTTGGCAGGACGTTTATGATATTCTCGAAGCCAACAAAACAAAAATGAAAAGCCATTTTCACTGGACAAAGGAAGAAATAAAAAACCTCGATACAAATTCGGAGTTTCACTTTTGTACTTCCAACCCGAAAACCAAAGACGGAGGCAGACAGGGAAAAGTCGATTTTGACGAATATCACGCTTACGAAAATTATAAATTAATCACGGTTGCCACAACAGGTACAGGTAAAGTTAAATTCCCTCGCCGAACAATTGTCACGACTGACGGAGATGTTCGGGGCGGACCTCTTGACGATATGCTCGAAAAATCTCTGAATATCCTTTCGGGAGAAGTCTCAGATAACGGAACGCTGCCGTTTGTCTGCCGCCTTGATGATGAAGATGAAGTTCACAATAAGAAGAACTGGACAAAACCGAATCCGTCACTTCCGTATCTGCCCGATTTACAGCAGGAAATGGATATTGAATATGCCGATTACTTGCAGAATCCCGTTGCAAATCAGGCTTTTATGATTAAACGAATGAACAGCCCTCCGAAACAGCCCGAAGGTGCTGTCGCTAAATGGGAGGAAATTAAGGCAACGAATGTCCCGATTGACGAAAACGCTATAAACGGGGTTTACTGCGTGGGCGGTATCGACTATATGAAAACTACCGACTTCCTCGGAGCAGGCTTGCTTTTCCGTGTAAATGGTTTTGATTATTGGATTTCCCATACTTGGATTTGTGCGAAATGTCCCGATTTGAAACGCATTAAGCCCGATTTGAGGTTATGGGAATCGCTTGGAATATGTACTTTCGTTGATGCTGCCGAAATTCCTCCCGAACTGCCTTGCATATGGCTTGAAAATGAAGCCCGAAAACGAAATTCGCAGATTCTCAAAATCGGCATAGACTCTTACAGATACCAGCTTTTAAGAAAAGCCCTGCTGTCCATAAATTTTTCCGCTGACAAGGGCTATGACAATGTAAAATTGATACGTCCGTCTGATGAGATGTTACGCATACCCACAATTACAAGCGGTTTTGCAAATCATAAGTTCATCTGGGGCGATTCTCCGATGATGCGCTGGTGCTGCAACAACTCAAAAATTGAAACTTCTTCACACGGCAACATGACTTATGACAAGATTGAACCGAAATCCCGTAAAACCGATACTTTTAAGGCTTTTGTAGCCGCTGAATGTGTATCCGATATTCTTGATGCGTACAGCGCACCAATAAATAATATTTCAGACTTGGGGGTGTTTATTTATTAAAATCGTTGACTGGTTCAGAAATATTTTTGCAAAAAAATCAGGTACAATAAATATCGAAACTTACCGAAATACTGAAACTTCAATCGCCCTCGAAGCCTTTGCACTCATCACAACGATTGAATTAATCGCAGGACTTCTCGCAAAATGTGAGTTCAAAACTTTTCAGGATAACAAGGAAATCAGAGGGCTTGAATGGCATAACCTCAACTTCCGCCCGAATTTAAACCAAAATTCAACACAGTTCTGGCAGGAGGCTTTCTGTAAACTCCTGTATCAGAAAGAAGTCCTGATTATCCCGATAAACAATCAGAAAATTATCGCTGATGACTTCCAGAAAGACGAAAAAGCCGTGACCGAAACCATTTTCACGAACGTTTCAAGAGGGGATTATGTTTTCCGTGATGTTTTCAAAATCTCACAGGTCTATTACCTGAAATATTCAAACTTTGAAACGGCTGCGATTATCGACAATATTTTCAATATGTACTCTCAGCTCATTGAATCCGCAAACGGCAAGTATAAAAAATCAGGCGGTGAAAAGGGTATCCTTGAAATTTCTGCACTCGCTCAGGGTGACAGCAAATTCGCAGAAAATTTCAGCAAGCTCATGAACGATTATTTCAAGTCATATTTTGACAGTTCAAATGCTGTCCTTCCGCTGTTTGACGGTTATAAATATACTCCGTCAACATCAGATGCCGCTAAAAAGTACAGCAACGAAATAAGCGATATAAAGGTATTAATGGACGAGGCTCTGGCACGTTCCGCACAGGCTTTCAAAATTCCGCCTGCGCTTATCAAGGGTGATGTTGCAGGGCTGAAAGATGCATATGACATCATGCTCACGAACTGCATCGACCCCTTGGCGGATATGATTTCTGAGGAGCTGACAGGCAAGCAGTTCACAGCAGACCAAATTTGCAAAGGCTCTCGCATTGTCGCTGATACTTCTTGTATCAAACACATTGATATTTTCGATATTTCGGCAAACGTGGACAAGCTGATTTCCTGCGGATTTGCAAATATTGATGAAGTCCGTGACAAGGCAGGTATGCCCGTTATCAATGCGAAATGGTCGCAGGAACACTATATTACGAAAAACTATGAAAGGATTGACAAGATTGAATAATTTATGGGAAATTCGTGCGGAAAGTGAAGATGCCACAAGTCTTGACCTTTACATATATTCTACCGTTGAAAGTGATAACTGGTGGGAAGAATCGGAAACATCTGCACAGCATTTCAGAAAAGAACTCGAAAAACATAAAAATCTCAAACAAATTAATGTCTATATCAATTCTGCCGGTGGTTCGGTTCTGGAGGGCAGTGCAATTTATACACAGCTTAAACGCCATTCCGCAAAAGTCACGGTCTATATTGACGGTTTTGCCTGCTCGATTGCAAGTGTTATCGCTATGGCAGGCGATAAAGTTATAATGCCGAAAAATGCTGTCATGATGATTCATAATGCTTTGACGATAGCACGGGGAAACTCACAGCAATTACGCAAAATCGCTGATGATTTAGATGTCATAAATGCCGCTAACCGAACGGCATATCTTGAAAAATCAAATGGGAAAATCACTGAGGAAAAGCTTATTGAACTGCTTGATAATGAGACTTATCTTTCCGCTGAACAGTGTATTGAATATGGATTTTGTGACGAAATTTCAAGCAGACAGATAGAAAATGCTGAAATCACTCAGTATGCTGAAAGAATCAAAAAAATATACGCTATGGCTGAAAAGCCGCAAAAACATGATAAATCCGAAACGTTTAAAAAGATGTTTAACATCTGAATAATTTGAAGATTTTAAATAAGAGGAAAATTTGCGCTCTTGACATGGGAATGAACGAAGCGCAGCGGAGTGAATGAAATGTCAAGGCTCAAAAGCGCAAATTTGACGATTTTAAATAGGAGGAAAATT